CCGCGGCGCTTGCCAACGTCAAAAACATCGGGCTCGTTTTTGGCTCGACAGGCGGGCGCGGGCATGGGGTCTACGCCACGAGTGTCGCTAGGTTCACCCTCGTTTCGATGCAGGCGGTCGGATGAACGGCAACGTCTGGTCGCCCACTGCGTACCCGGCAGGGTGGCAGGTGCAGCCGTGATCTACGCCCTCGCCCTCGCCGCTGTCATCGGGCTGCTGCTGTACAGCAAGCGCGGCAAGCGCAGCAGTGAGGGCGGTTCTACGGGTCGCCGGGGATGCCGAAGGCTCCGACTGCGCAGATATACTCCCCGCAAACCGCAAAAACCTATTACGCAACCTGACCTTTTTGAGGAGTAACAAGCAGTGGCTCGTTTTTCCCTAGCGCGTATCATCAGCAAAGTGAACCAACTGATCTTCCCGGTTCCCGGAGAAGCCAACATCAGTTGTCCGGCAGCCTTCTGCCGAGACAGTGAGCGCCCGGCAGGCTTTTCACTCACACTGGAGTGTGGTTACATATACGAATCTCAACAAGCAGTGTTGGAGGCCAACCTACCCGGCTTCTCTTTCGGAGTGACGCCTTCGCTTGCGATCGAGTTCGATGACTTCCCTGAAGACAACTGCACTCTTACGCTGGAAGAGTTTGCAACGCCGCCGTACTACACGTTCTGCATGCCTTCCAACCCCGGACCTCTTGCAGCTCAAATCGTGTTTGCAGGAGACTCCTATCCTGTAAGCATTTCTCGAAATGATTCTAACTGCGGGTAATAAGACATGGCTGGATTTCTTCAAGCAAACCATGATAAAGCGACTACGACTCACGGCACTGCTGTGACTGTAGACGTGCTGGCTAATGACACGCTCGACGGTGTGCCGGTCACGATGACGGACATAATTGCGCCGCCGAACGTCTTCTCAGGGCCGTTTCACGGGTCCACCACAGTCAACCCTGTGGACGGATCTGTGACCTACACGCCTGCAGCCGGCTTCGCGGGTAAGGATCAGTGCAACTACGACATCAGCGCCTACCTAGACCCGATTGAGTTGTATCTGGTGGAAGGTGACTTCCACACACAGACTCCGGGCAAGCTGGTTCATAGCGGCGGCACTGTTTCTGTACTAACATATGGTAGCACCGTGACTGTGACAGCTGCAGACGCTGCGCAGTTCTACCTGATAGATGGTGAGACGACGCTCCTGATTTCCGGCTCCGCTTTGCAGGAAGTAACTTCGTGGGCCAATCTTCCCGGCACTGTTACGCATATCAGCTTCTACTCAGCTACTCACCAGAGCATCAACTTGACCTCTGTTCCGAGCACGCTGCCTGCTTCTGTGACGAACTTGAATGATGCTTTTCGAGGAGCTAGCTCCTTCAACCATGACATAGGTGGGTGGGACGTTAGCAATGTTGGAAACGCTATCCGGCTGTTCAAAGACGCGACTTCTTTCAACATGAATCTTAGTAGCTGGGTATTTAATGCGGGCATGACTGACATGTTTGCAATGTTTGAAGGCGCTACCAGCTTCAATCGAGACATCAGCGGCTGGGATGTCAGCGCTATTTACGTAATGACTAACATGTTCAAGAATGCCAGTTCTTTCAACCAAGATCTGTCAAGCTGGTGCGCTATTGGCGTAGGAGGAATGCCTTCAGGCTTTGACACAGGGGCTACTGCTTGGGTGCTTCCGCGTCCGAATTGGATCGGGCCTTGCTGATTTATTGACGGAGTAGACGACTAATGGCAAACGCTTCTATCTATTTCTGTGTGACGGGAGATGTTGTTGCAGCGCCTGTCACACAGAATGCTGCAGCCAACACGAACACGCCGATCGACGTGCTTGGAGTAAGCACGATCAATGGAGTGCTTGGAGGCACGCTGGACAATCCTCCGCGAATTACCCAGCCTCCTGCGCATGGCACAGTGGTCTGGAATGCTTCAACGCAGCGTTTCGATTACACCCCGCATGCGAACTACTGCGGGCCTGACACGTTCCAGTATGAACTGGTGTCTCTACAGCAAGTCGAGATCGTTTGTGGCGTGATCTCCAATGCGCAAACAGCTAAGTTGAACTCGCTGCTGCAAGGCTTTGTTTGGGGTGTGACTCCTGCCATCTATGTCCGAAACCCGAGCACAGCCACGGTAGAGGCTTTCAACTACAATGCAGGCGCGAACTACTACGCCTCTCTTGGGCCTTACCTGCCGGAGATGTTCTGCGTGAAGACTCAGATCGGAGGCAGCAATCCTCCTACTACCACAGTCACGCTGACTGTCTCCAACTCTGATTGCTGAGGACACAAAGCATGGCTATCAGTTCAAAAGCAGCTGTAAACATCACCGTCACAGGCTGCACGCCGGGCTTCGCAGCGAACAACGATTTCGTGAATGTCTCGGAACCGGGAGTTGCCGTAGTCTCTGTACTTGCGAACGACGAGTTCAGTGGGCCGGTAACGCTGCACATTGCCTCTGCTGTACCTCCGGAACTCACCTTTGATCTTGCAACAGGCAGCGTGGCTCTGCAAGCGGATGCACAGCTCGGCATCTACTGGTTCGATTACTGGCTCTGCCCGGCTGGAGAAGTGCCTGCAAACGGCCTCTGCTCTCGTGCGCGAGTGCGAGTACGTTACGCCAAGAACAACTGGTGCTATCGTGTAGCACGCGGCGTCTTCGGGCCATGCTGAGACGCCCTAAGCAATGCGGGCCTTACCGCCCGTGCGAACCCCCGCCTCCTCCCGCGCGCTCCTGTGCGCGCGGGACTCCGCCGAAGCACAACATCTATGCAGACCCTCCGTTGCGACGCCCTTGCCCTCCCTCTCCGCCTACCGCCGTGCGCGGCTGAGCCTACTTCAGGTCAACTGATCCGCAGTAGGCAGGCACCTGTTGAGGTAGGCATCTCGATCAATGCCGAGACGCGCATCGTCACTGTGACTGCGCCAGCCGAGGGGTTGGTGCGCGGCGTCTGGACGTTGCAGATCGAAACCCCTTGCGGATGCTTTCACGCGCCTCTGTGGGTAGAAGTATGCTCAGCACCAGCCTTCGTCGGAGTGCATTTGGATCCGAACGAGATTCGTGGGCCGATTCAAGTCTGTTGCCCGAACGAGCCGGATCTGTGTGCAGGCGAGCCTGAAGGGCCGCCTGAGTGCCCTGAGTGTCCTGAGTGTCCTGAGTGTCCACCTGAGCCATCTGGCGATGACATCCAGCTTGAGCTGTTGTCCGGCACCTTTGCCTATTCTTCCGGAGCACCGGGCGTAGCAGGGGCCACTCTTACGCATAGTGGTGGAACAGTAACTACTCTCGGAGTAGGAGGCACTCAAACCGTAGCCGTGTCAGCAGGCTCGGCAACACTGAGCATTCCTGCTGGAACTGCGAGTGTCATGCTAGGTGGGGACGCATTGGAGAAAGTGCTTTCGTTTGGTGTACTTCCGCCGAGTGTAGCCTACGTCGCCTTTTCCATCTTCGGAAACTTCTCTACCAACCTGACGCAGGTTCCAGCCGTACTGCCTAGTCAGATCTCAATCCTCGCACTGGCGTTTCTGGGATGCACGAGCTTCAACCAAGACATTAACGGCTGGGATGTAGCCAATGTAACCGCAATGAGCCAGATGTTCTTCGGTGCATCCAGCTTCAACCAAGATCTCTCCGGCTGGTGTGTTTCGCAAATTGGAAGTGCTCCCTCTGGCTTTGATGACGGTGCTACTGCTTGGGTTCTTCCGAGGCCGAACTGGGGTGCATCGTGCGTATAGAGCTTCCAGCCTACAACTGGACGCCACGCCCCGCCCAGCTCAAGGCTTGGAAGGCTTTGCGAAGTGGAGTGCGCACGACGGTGCTCGCGTGGCATCGTCGAATGGGCAAAGACGAAGTGGCACTGCACCACTCTGCGCTGAAGGCAATGGAGCGAGTGGGCAACTACTGGCACATGCTGCCTGTACAGGAACAGGCGCGCAAAGCAATCTGGGAGGCTGTAAACCCTCATACAGGCAGAGTCAGATGGAAAGACGCCTTTCCGCCTGAGATCATCAAGCACGTTGACAATCAAGCCATGAAGCTGACGTTCGTGAACGACAGCACGTGGCAGGTGCTTGGCAGCGATAACTACGAAAGCAACGTGGGCGCCTCACCAGTCGGGATCGTTTATTCCGAGGCCGCACTTGGAAATCCGCACGCACACGGTTACTTCCGACCGATCTTGCTGGAGAACAATGGCTGGTCCATGCACGTCAGTTCGGTGCGTGGCCGCAACCATTTCTACAACCTGTTCAAGATGTACGAGAACAGCCCGGATGCGTTCTGCCAACTGCTTTCAGCAGAGACTTCAGGCGTCTTCACTCCCGAACAGTTGGAGAACGAGCGTAAGGAGATGATAGGAGAGTACGGCTTTGCAATCGGCAAGGCACTCTTCGAGCAGGAGTATCTCTCGTCATGGGACGCCTCTATCATCGGTGCCGTGTTTGGAGAGGAGTGCAGAGCACTACAGGAAGACGGACGCGCAGCGCCTTTCATCTACGACTCGCGCTACCCTGTTGACACGTCATGGGACTTGGGAGTTGGCGATCAAACAGTTGTGCTTTTCTGGCAGACGGTAGGCAACCGAGAACGGCTGATTGATTGGTACGCAAGTAGCGATACCGGCATCGAGCACTACGCTGAGGTGCTGGCCGCAAAGCCCTACTTCTACGGAGAGCATGCAGGCCCACATGACATCGCTGTGCGCGAGTGGGGGTTGAACGGGGTCTCTCGACTGGACCACGCAAAGCGCCTCGGTCTTCATTTCACGCGCGTACCGCAGGTCAGCAAAGGAGAAGCGATCGCTGCGGCATCGAACCTCATCAAGCGTATGGAAATCAACGTCAGTGACAAGCCGGTCGAAGATCCTTCAGAGGATTGTACTTTCATCTTCGAGGCATTGAAGCAGTACCGCTTCAAGTTCGACAATGAGCGCAAAGTCATGTCGAAGAACCCTGTGCATGACTGGACTTCCCACTACGCGGATGCGCTGATGACACGAGCTGTGCATACAGCAATCCGCTCTCCTGCTCGCCGCCAGAGGCTGCAGGGGCGTAGCGTAGAGGCTCAAGAAATACAGCAGTACAACTCTGCGCGTCTGCGCGATATACTTCGCACGAAAACCGCACCTAGCAATGGAGCTTTCGGCTGATGGCCTCAGAGCTGAATACAGACGAGAAGGCACGCGACGAGCTGGCTCAAGTAGTCATCGACCGCTTCAGGCGTGCCAAAGAGTACAGAGACAGCAACATAGTGCATCAAGGCAAGAGCTTTTCCAGCCTGCTTGAGCGCGCTGACAGCCAGTTTCGTCGAGAGTACACTTGTGAAGACGCACAGGCGATGGAGGCTGCATTCGGCTTCACGCCTTCCCGCTATCTCGGTGTGACGCAGCAGAAGGTCCTTGCCACTGTAGCTTGGCACAACGATCTAGTCGTCAACAACCTCGACTCCATGTTCACGGCCACCCCGTCTCCTGAGCCTGAGATAGACCCTGCAACGAGGGAACGTATCCGACAGGGTGTAAGGGATGCTTTGCTAGCTCGGATGACGGAGACGGGGCTGGCCGACCCCTCGTTGCTTCTCAACGCGAAAGGCAAGCCTGCAGAGCGTATCGAGCGATACCTGCAAGATCAGGTGCGAGCTTTGCGCGATGTTGAGCAGGCGAAGATCGTCGCGCACGCGGGGAAGGCAGCGAGCAAGGTGCAGTCGCAGATGCGCGACATGATGGTGGAGGGAGGCTTCAGGCAAGCCTATCAGCTCTACACCTTCGACCGCTGTCTCTTCGGGGCAGGGGTGATGAAGTTTCCGGATTTTCAGCGCAAGCCTGTGCTGGAACATTCAGCCAACGGTGGTGTCTCGGTCAACTGGAAGACCTTGCCTTGGTTCCGGCACGTAGAACTGCGCGACTTCTATCCAATCTGTGATGCGATCGACACTCTGACCAATACTGGAAACACTGAGTACACCTACGTTACCAAAGCCGAGCTGATCGGCATGGCGCAGCAAAAGGAGTATTTCAGAGCCGAGATCGAAGACATCCTCGATGACTACGATAGCCGCAGCCGCAACTGGCTCGGAGATCCTGCTGCAACAGCAGGCTACTGGATGCCTGACGAGTCGATTCCTCTGCTCATCCACGAAGGCTTCTTCTCCGGCGATGAGCTGGCCGACTATGGCATCACAGGTGTCGGGAAGCTGGACTACGTATCGGCTCGCGTAGAAGTTTGCGGCTGGCGCACGATCCGCTGTTCCTTGCAGAAGATGCCTCATGCAGCCGGGCGAACCTACTACATGAGTCCGTTCGCCAAGATAGGCAGCGGGCTGCAGGATTGCCTCGGCCTCGCAGCGATGCTCTGGGATACGGAACAACGCATCAACCGTCTGCTGCACCTCTACGAGCACAATGTCGATTGGGCTGCGCGTCCACCTGCCATGCTTAACGAGAGTGCCTTCGACAACCCTGCTGAAGCAGCGCATATCAGGCCGGGCGGGCAGTACAAGGTGGAAGACCGCTTCGGTACGACAGGCTCTATGCCAGAACCGATGCGCACGATGCGTACAGTGTCTGCGCAGTACCATCTCATCATGTCGCAGGTAGGTCTTTTGCTTCGTCAGGCAGACGAGGACTGCGGCATCCCGGCGTTCGCCTACGGTGCTCAGGACTTCGGGCGAAGCTCCTTGGGAGAATACAGCCAGCGCATGTCGAATGCACTGCGCACGATCAAGCAAGCCGCTCTGAACGAAGACATCTACTTCATTGAGCCGGGTTTCAAAGGACTGTTCGGCTACACGCTTGAAAAGTTCCCGGAACTGCGTGAAGGCCAAGACGTAGGAGTTCAGGTCAGAGGCATGACAGGCTTGCTGCGTGAAGACGCCACGCTGCGTGCGATGGAACAGGTCACGCCGATGCTCCTCGGGGATCAGACAGGCATTGTGCCTCAAGATGTGAAGGAATATGCTTTGCGCCAGCTTCTTGACTCTGCAGGCTTTCCTTCCGACGCTCTTGGATTGAGCAACCCGGTGGTGGAGAATGCGATGGCAGTAGCCTCCAACGCACCTCAACCCGGTTTCGTGCCGGGTGGGCCTCAAGTACCTCAGCTCGACGGGCGCTCGCGCGTTCCTGTTTCAAACGTAGCGTCTCCGCGCGGGCTGGCGAATGCAGCCATTCCATCCCCATCTCTCGGAGGGTAGCAAGTGAGTATCTCAATCGCAGGGCGTGCCGTAAAAGTAGGCGATTCGCTCTACCACTCAGGCTTTCGGACTTGGGGCATAGTCCAAAGGTTCGACACGAATGCAGCGGTGCTGCGCATCACTGGCGCCAATGGAGATACCCGCGATCTTTTCGTGGTCGAAGGAGGCATTGTAGGCTCAGTGCGGCAAGTCTACTGGCACGAACCTTTACAGCTTGACCGCCCGTACCAGAACATCCAGAAGTTCCAGCGCATCCTCGACAGCATTGTAGAGGAGTGGCCCTGATGCTTCTTATCGACAGTGACACCGTAAGTGCGACCTCGCAGCCTTTCGAGGTCAAGCCTCAGATCACAGTGTTCGCAGCCAATCTGGCTGGCGCCGACTACGTAGAGTTCGAGGTCGTCGCAATCACGCCCGCGCGCAGGCCTTCGTGCGAATGCCCTCCCGTACCCGTCATACTCCCTGCCGTGGTTTGGAACGCGCCTCTACTTTGCTGCGGGCAGCCTGTACGCTTGACAGCCACAAACCCCTATGTCCTTATCGACCATCCGCAGGGCGCGAAGATCCGTGCGCGGTTGGTGACAGCCGAGGTCGGCTGGACAGACAAAGTTGTCTGGCTGGAACAAACAGCCGTAGACTACCCTAACGACCGCATGCGCGGTTGCACTTGCGACTGAGGCGACAATGGCACACGTAACCCTTTTTGACAACAGTTCTGTTTCACCCACTTCGCGGTTTTTCTACATTGACTACCAACTGACGATCGTTGCGATCGGCATGCCTGCGGGTGACTTCATCACTTTCGAGGTAGTCGAATCCAACCCTGCGGCGCGAGTGCAGAATTGCGGCTGCGATCTGCTGCCTCCGGGCAAGATCTCAATGGCGGCAGTGCAAGAGCTTACCTGCCCATCGTGTGTAGGAAGCCCCCGCCCTGTCACGCTCACTGCAGCGAACCCTGTCACGATCCTCGACTATCCGCAGGGTTTCTTCATCCGCGCGATCTACAACGGTGACGGGTTGCAGGACGGGCTGGTCACTGTCAAAGCGTTTGACAGTCAAACGCACGATGTCACCCCTGAGATGCGAGGGTGTCCGCCTATCTGCTGCGAAGACTCTGAAGAGCGTATCTGGGAGCCGACAGGGGTCCACCGTTGTAATCTTGCGGACAACACCTACGAAGAGCGGGAGCGCAGCAACTGCGGCGAGTTCAGGTGGGTTCTTGCAGGGCCGCTCACGTGGAGCGAAACCAATGAAACGCGCTGCGTAGGTGAGACGGTCCAAACGCGCTACGTGAATCAGTGCGGGAACAGCGAGTGGCGTGATTCAGGCACAGTCATCTGGAACGAGACCAATGAAACGCGCTGCGTAGGCGAGACGGTCCAAACGCGCTACGTGAATCAGTGCGGGACTTCGGAATGGCGTGACTCCGGCACGGTCGTCTGGAATGAGACGAGTGAAACGCGCTGCGTTGCGGACAGGGTTCAGATCCGCTACACGAACCAGTGTGGGATCTCGGAGTGGCGTGATTCCGGGCCGGTCACATGGTCTGATACAGGTGACGTTCGCTGCGTTGGAGGCAACGTAGAGGCCAAGCAGACAAATGAGTGTGGGCGCATTCAGTGGGTCGATCGAGGCCCGGCCACGTGGAGCAATACGACTACTACCCGCTGCCATGCAGGCCAACAGCAGGTTTTCCAGCAGAGTTCTTGTGGTGAAACGCGGTGGTCTGATACCGGGCTGCCTTGCAACACGTACATTGCGACGCTAGAACTCTTCTGCGGAGCACGCGCCTATCGGCCTACAGATCCACGTGATCCTGCAGCGACGGTTCCTTTGCAGGGCTGTTGTGACGACGAAGACGTGATCGGGTATATCTACCCGACTCCTCGCGTAGGAGCGACTACTGCCGTCACCACATCTGACTGTGCAGACTGTGAGACGAACGAGGTTCTCGGCTACGCCGTGGACTGGCCTAACAACCTGACCTGCTGTTCCTGCTGAGGAGTAAACGATGCTCGTTACATGTCAAAACATCGGCAAAGCCTTCATTTACTGGCTGCGCCACCACTCTACGATCGAAGAGCGGACCACGATCTGCGAGCTGCTTGCTTGCGAAGGGCCTCCGGGGTGTATCCCATTGTGGGCTGACTCCGCAGAGCCTGAATGCCGAAGCGGCCTCATGCAGCAGGAGCAGCAGGACGGCTGCGGTAACACGCGCTACATCTTCACTTCAGATCCGCCCACTGCTTGCGGAGGGTGCACTACTGACTGGACTGATACTGGGAGCACTCGCTGTGTTGGGGATCGCGTCGAACATCTCTGGCACGATGCGAATGACTGCTACCCGGATGAATGGCGTGACTTCGGGCCTGTTACTTGGGTGCCGTCTGGCGCTCCGACTTGCGTAGGCGGAACTTGGCGCCAAACTGAAGTCAACAACTGCGGAACGACTCGGCTTATCAACACCGGCGCACCTTGCGGAGGCTGCGTTCCTTCGTGGATCGGCACGGGCAACACCCGGTGCAATGGCGCTAACTTCGAGCAGGAGTGGACAGACGTAAACGGCTGCTTCCCGAACGAGTGGCATGTCTATGGGCCTGTTATCTGGACCGATAGCGTGCCTACTGAGACGGAATGCCGCGAGTGGGAAGGCGGGCTGCCTGACACGTGCTACACGATGCGTAAGCAGACTAATCAGTGCGGCGAAGTACGTTGGATTCCGCATAACACACCTCCGGCCACTTGCGCTTGCTGCGAGCCTGACTGGGAGTTCACAGGGACTCTATCCTGCGCGTCTGGGCGGGTCAGAGAGCTTTGGCATGATAACAACGCCTGCTTCGCTGACGAGTACCGCGACGTAGGGCCTGTCACTTGGAGCGATTTCGTGCCGCCCCATGAGGCGTGCGTTGGAGGCACTCCGCACAAGGAGCAGCACAACCAGTGCGGCGAGACTCGTTGGGTGTCTATCCCGTCTGTTTGGCTGCCTACTGGAAATACTCGCTGCATCCCGTGCGGCCCGGCTTCCTGCCCGTGCGAGACCTATGAGGGTGGCTGCTTCCAGCGTGAGCTGGCGAATCTGTGCGGAGTAGCGATCTGGGAGACGACTGCGCCGATCACGTGGGTGGACACCGGTAACACTCGGTGCCGCAACAATCTGGTCGAGAAAGAGCAGAGCAGCGGGCAGTGCGCTGGCGCAGGCGCTATCACGCGCTGGGTCCACACGACTACGCCGCCGACAGCTTGCGAACCGCTGGAAGTCACTCTGGGAGCAGATGTAGCGGGCGGGCACACGTGGACCATGCCGTGCGATGTTCCGCCTGAGACCGCTGCAGGTATGCCGGGCTACGCGACTGTCGCAGTGGCAGGAGGCTCTGGGTCTTACACGTACAGTTGGACGACTTCTGTCTTCACCTCTGGCATCGTACCTTTCACTGTTACCACACTGCCTTCCAGCCCAACGATCACGCTGCAAGCTGGTACGCAGACCTGCCCGGCGGCAGGTGACACGGAGGTGAACTACACGGTGACTGTCACTGACACTGTTACCGGGCAGCTTGGCACCTACTCTGGCGCTGTCTTGATCGAGTTCACAGGCTGATGAGCAACTGGCGGCTACTTCTCGGAGTTCTTCTTCTCGCAGTTTTCCTCGGCCTGCTTTGGCAGGCCGGGGGCGAGAAAATAGATAATGCACCTCGGTCAGGAGCAGTCATTCGGCTGCCACCTATCGAATGGCATGTAGTTAGCAGAGAAGAGCTTGAAAAGGCCTATCAAGCAGCAGGCAAAGAAATCCCTCCAGCAAGTAAGCTGGAGGGATTTGCAGGCAAGCTGCCTGACGGCAGCGCGGTGATCTACACTTTGCCGCCGAGATGGGTTGATGATGCTGCCACGACGACGTTGGGGCATGAAGTTCTACATGTTGCACTTGGAGACTATCACCAGTGATAGGCGACAAGAACATAGACGCTGTAGGCTTGGCAGCGGGTAAAGCCGCTGTGTATGGAGGCAGCGCAACAGCAGTGTTCTTTGGGCTGTCTGCTTACGATATAGCAGCTATTGTGGGTGCATGTGTAGGCATAGTCGGATTGTCGATCCAGATCTTCTACAGCCGTCGAAGAGATCGTAGGGAAGAGCGTGAGTACAAGGTACGCATGAGCCGGTACTACAGCGAGGCGCTCAACTTTCACAAGCAGCATGAAAATGCAAGAGAGCATGATTTTGAAGACTTCGACTTCAGGTAACGAGGTACATTCTTCAGTCTTAGCGCCTGTGGCGCCACTATTGCCGCGTGTTGTGCTTCTCGTAGCAGGAGCGTCTTTGACTGCTGCCTCCCCATTTCTGCTCGGATTTCTCAAGGACAAGGAATCCAGTGGCAAAACCGCATTGACCGTTTACGCAGACAAACTGGCAAACGGGTTGCCCACTGTATGTGATGGCTTGACTAGGCATGTGACGAGCACGCCTATCGTTGTTGGCGAGCGTTGGACTGAAGAGCAGTGTCGCACAGAGACGCAGGTTGCAGTCATCAATGTCCAGAAGCAGTTGGCCAAGTGCTTCAAGCGCGCTCCTAACCAGATGGTCTTCGACATGGCAACTAGCCATGCGTGGAACTTTGGCTACCTGAAGACCTGCAATTCATTGGCAATGGCAGCGTGGAATCAAGGTCAATGGGAGCTTGGGTGCAGGCGGTTGGCAATGAGCGATGCAGGCAAGCCTGTCTGGTCGTACACGTGCTCTACGCCTCCTGTCGGTCCTCGTCAGTGCGTTTTCATCCAAGGTCTTGCGGACAGGCGCAACGAGGAGATGTTGAATTGCACGGAAGGTGCCAAATGAACGTAGCACTGCTAGCTGCTTTTGTGCCCCTACTTTTCGTTACTGAAAAGGCGGTTGTCGGATACGCGCCTGACGGCACGCGAATTGAGCTTCCTGCAGGAACGGAGATCGACGCCTGTGCTGCAGTTGACGGCAATGTGTTTCGCTATGACATTCCTTCACGTAGTATTCGACTACTTGAAAGCTGCAAAGAGCGTCCGCTCTTTGCGGATGGGTTTGAGCAATGATCCGGCTCCTTCTAGCGTTGCTGCTCATGGTCAGCGGCTACGCTTCTGTTGCGACGTGGTGGATTCTGAAAGAGCCTTCGCGTCTTCAAGCAGCAGAGCGGAAAGTGCTAGCAGAAAGCGCCAAGATCCAGAGAGAAACTTTCAATGCAGGCGAGGCAGCGCGCGATGAAGTACGCGAAGTGTTCTACCCAATCAAAGATGAGCTTAGTGCTACGGCTGTTGACGTGCTTTGCGTTGGTGAGTTCGATAGCAGGGTGCAATCTGCTCTCGAAAAAGCCAGAACCGCTGCAAATACCGCCGGTGGATTGCCGACAGCCGTCAACACCCCCGGTGCCAGAACCGCCAGCGACAAGCGTGGCTCGCTGGGTGAAAGAAGGCCCACTGTGGGCCGCAGAGATCCTTGATATACTCGCTCAGGAGCGCGCTGCGAGGCGCGTAGAACATGCTTGCATGAGCAAGCTGCAAACTACAGGAGGTAAGCAAAAATGAGTCTGTTCCCTTCCACCACTCGCCGAGTTACGCACAACGTCACTGGCGCAGGAAAGCCACTGGTCCCTTCGCTGAAGGGTTCTCCCGCCAAGCCTTCCTCCCCTGCGCCGATCCAGCCACGCGGCAGCCGCTGTGCTTCTTGTGGCAAACAGAAGTTCTGACGTGACGCCGGAGCAAAAACTCCAAAGGCTGAGGCAGGAGCTTGCCTTGAACGACGTACTGGCTGAAGCCGTCGTCGAGAATGCCAAGCTCCTTGCTGATGCCGAACTGCGTGCAAGCTACAAGACGCTGGACGCTGCTGCTTTGATTCGCCAAGCAGCACTGGCTGAAGGCATCGAACGCTTGGCTGCGCATCTCACCAAGAAACCAATCGCAGCTCGTTGAGACCTGCGACCCTCTCGCTGAAAAGGAAAAACCACAATGGCTACTGCAGCAGAAATGGCACAAGAGCGCGCTGAAGCGAAACTTCGACGCGCAGGCCTCTCCCCGGAAGGCACTCCGCTTGAAAAGGAAGACGCGCCTTTCGAGGACGACTCCTCGCTTGATGACCTCCAGTTTTCGGAGGGCATCGACGACGACGACGCGCCTGACAAAGATAACGCTGCGGAGCAGCTTCGCGCAGAGCTTGATGCGGTACGCCAGCAGCTCTCTGCACTGCAAGGGCGTGTGACCCCGGCGCAGCAGGAGCTGGAGCTGCAGCGTACCGAGGCGCGCGTCCTGCGTCAGCGCCTTGAGCAAGCAGAGCGCGATCGTCAGGACGAGATTGAGCGCCTCAAGCAAGAGCTTGAGGAAAAGCGCAATCCGCTTGACTTGAAAGATCTCGTTGATGAGAACGACCTTCAGAACTTCGATGCTGAAACTTTGCAGATTTTTGCGAAGATTGCTGACAAAGTAGTGCAGCGCCGCACTCCAAAAATTGATGCACGCGCTGAAGCCCTGCGCGCTCTTCAGGAGCGCGATGAGCAGCGGGTGCAGACTTACCGCGAACGGGTCTTGCTTGATCCTGCTCGTGGGTTGCATAATTTAGACGCGCTCAGCCGTGACCCACGCTTCATGCAGTGGGCGCAGTCTGACGATGTTGACCTTGATAGCACGCTTAACTCGCTTCTGCGCGCCAGAACCGAGGATGACGTGGATCGCTACGCGAAGATCGCAAGCCGAAAAATTGCGCAGTACAACGCGCAAAGCAAGTCGCAGGCTGGATCGAACCGAAGCGCCCCCTCCGGCACGGATCCCAATGTCCGACTGACCGCAGGTATGCGCAGAGGCAGCGTGCAGCGCGAAACTGACGCGCAACGCGACGCTAAACTGGCAGAAGCTCGACGCTTGTCAAGGAGTTCAAACCTCCATGACAGGAACAAGGCAAAAGCCATTCTCGAATCCATCTCTTAAAAGGACTTAAACATGGCACGCAATCTCTCTGCTGCTGGCTATGAAAGCGTTGAAGGCTCGCTGTTTGCTCCTCCGCGCATCGCAGCCCAGATCGTCAGCAACTACCACATCTGCTCCCTGACTCCGCAGATTGCCAAGAGCGACTTCCTCGCTGATGAGGATGTGTTCTGTGGCTCCAAGGTGATCTACGGCGTTGAGCAGGACCTTGACACCCTCGGTATGGACACGGACAACAACGAGCACCCGGAAACTCTCTCGGGGCCGGGCATTGGCTCGGCGTCTCTGACCATCTGCCAGCAGCGCCCGTTCGAGTGGAAGATCTCCAATCAGGACAAACGCATGATGTGCTCGAACTTCTCGCGTTGGGAAGCCAATCTGCGCAAGCAGATCAGCCGGTACATGACGCAACTGGTCGATGCCTACTCGGTTCCGAAGATCCTTGCTTCTGCCGCTGCGCACAACGTCGGTACGAATGCTGGCAAGGAGACTCGTTCGATCAATCTTGGCGATCAGGGAGCCAATGCACTTAACGGCAATTCCGTGGCAGGCTTCGAGGACATGATCCTGTCGCTCCGCGAAGTAGCGTTGGAAGCAGGGCTGATGTGCGGTGAAGGCGAGCTTGCTTCGGATGGCGATACTTCGGACCCGGTAATCGTGATTCCGCTGAAGCTGGAGCGTTGGGCCTTGCAGAACCTCAAGCCGCTGAACCAGTGCTGCTCGGACAAGAATGCGATGGTCACTGGTCTTCTCGGACACATGTATGGCTTCCGCATTATGACCTCGCGCTGGCTTCAGCCGGCCAACTTCGGCGCGGCAGGCATGCTTGCCCCGGTGATGATGGTTGACCCGAATCAGGTTCTCCATGCCTTCGATGTCACCACGAACAAGTGGTGGGAAGGCAAGTTTGAGGACTATCTGGTTGGCGAGTTCGTCTGGGACACGCATGTGTTCAATCCTGACGGCGTTGCCGTCGCTATCTCTCAGGTCTAAGGAGAGCAAACATGGCTCGTAGTGCAAAAAGTGCAGACAATCTGCAGGTCTTCCGTGGCTCCAAGGCGCGGCTTGACGTATTCGCTCAGAACTCTGGATCGGGATGCTGCAACAGTGAGCTTCCGTTCTACGACAAGCTGGCCGATCGCGTTCGCTTCGATAACGCGCTTGCTCACCTGAACCCGACCGGTGCGAACGACAAGTTCGTATTCCCGTTTGGTGCAGGCAACGAGAGCAGCCGTCAGGAAATCGTCGATCACATCAACCGCGTTGGTGTCGGTGCTTCGATCTCGGTGCTTGCTATCCCCACCTACGCTTTCCTGACCGGGATCGGCGTGCATGTGGCGGCGGAGGAGCCGGGGCTGACCTTCAGCATCGGGACGCGCAACGGCGTGGCGCTGCCGAGCGGGAACGTCTTTACGGTCTCGGCAGTGAACGATCCGCTCAGCCCGTGCGGTATCACGCGCACGCAGACCGCAGGCGCATGGGCTTCCAGCTTTGGCGGTTTGAATGGGGCGCGATTCGTGGACCATTTTGCTCGCGGTTGTTGCGATGCGACCAACTTCTCGCTGGAAGCAGACGAGATCATCCTTACGGTGGCTACGATGCCTGCGGGCGGAGTCGTCATTGGCGAGTTTGAACTGGTCGTCACCGCCAGCTACGACATCCTCAACCGGGCGGAAGCCTGATGCTTCGGGCGGGGAGCGCAGTGCTCCCCGCCCCTTTCTTACACGGAGACATACAATGGCTAGCCACAGTATCACGAGCGCGCGCAATGGTCTGAAGATCGCCATTCCGCTTCGCCCTTACGGTATTCTGCAGCGTTTTTCTTCCAAAGGCGACAACGAACTGATTTTTACTGATCCGCGTCGTGCTTCTGTAGGAGCAGAGGCGGCACAGGAAAGCATGTTGAAGAGCTCGGAAAGTGAAGCGGTTGAAGCGCCTTCCGAAAGCAAAGCTGCTCGCAGGCGTGCAGAGCGCCGTGCAAGCAAAGAAGTAAATGAAACGGGCCAAAGCAACGTGGCTGAAGAAGGCCTCGCATAATTATGGTTCCGCAGCATCTGCGCTACAGCCCGGTGAACTGGCTCATTGTTCCTTGGGGCTTCAAAGGCGCCTCGTTCAACGAGTGCGGGCTGCCGAGGCAGCAGTGCTGCGAGCCTTCTGAGGAAGGAGAGGAGATCTGTACTCCTCTCCCTATTCAAGAAGCCATCAACACCTACGGCTGGGCACGGTGGCTTCCTGAAGTGATCGTAGGGATCGACGATCCTTTTGAAGAGATCGCTGCAAGCTACGTGCGCGAAGCTGCGATCGAGTTCTGCAGAGACTCCCGCATTCTGCAACGTGAGGTTGTAGTACAGCTTCAGCGCGGGGTGTCAACCTATCCGCTCTTCCCTTACGACGGGGAGCGCATTGTCGGCGCTATGCGTGCATGGCGCGATGATGCGAAGCAAAGCTGCTGTACGCCATGCAGCGCCTCAGGAGGCAGAGTGCAGGACGTTGACTTCCGCCTCGACGCTGCACGCAACGAGCTGACAGTCTCTGGCGCGCACCGAGACGGTGAGCTGCTGCGCGTGCTTGTGTGGGCCACTCCTACGGAGGACGCATGCGCCCATGATGTCTTCATCTTCGATGCGTTTCGACGCGAGATCGCGCAAGAAGCGCGTAATCGTTATGCGCGCGCAGTGCATTTCCGCGACAATATGCTGATGCGCTCTCTGACAAACAGCCATGACTGGGCTATCAGCATCAGCAAAGCCAAACGTCGTGCAGGTGATACGCCTAGCCAGATGAAAGAGAACCCCGGAGGACTCTGGCGATGACAACCGCATACAACTGGTTCAGGACCATCGCCTTCGCTCTCAACGATGACGAACCGGGGCGGCCTTTTCAGCGGTATCCTCTCGAAGCGATGGTAGATGCTTTCAATGCTGCGCTGTGCATTGCCGGCAAATACCGTGGTGATCTGTTCACAGAGCTGCGTATTGTGCGCCTCGCGTCTGGAAAGCATCAGGACGTGCGAGGCTGCTGCACGAATGTGCTGGCGGTTGTAGATCAAACCGATGCGCAGGGCAACATCATCAAGGAACTCGACAACGCTTCGCGCAAACCTCGGCTGGCAGCCCACCGTTGGGCCAAGCCCTCCTGCTTGCGCGACCCTGAGATCGAATACATCATCGAGCGAGTTGAGATCGACAATGGGTTGAATGGTCGCTTCACGGTGCATCCGCCTGTGCCTTGCGGCGTCGAGGCCTATGTGATGGTCAAGTGCGTGAACGCACCCTGCCCTCTGGCGCTAGCTGCTGTCAACGCCTCGCTTGATGTAGAATGCGAACACGTAGTCGCTGCTTGGCATTTCGTTCTAGCTCGCATGCTGTCTGGCGATCGCTTCAGCAACGCGGCAGGAGGCAATGCGGACTACCACTACGGGATGTTCTTTCAGATTCTAGGAATCATGCAGAAGGCTGAAGATCTTCTGGAAGCGCCGCCCCCTCGGAGAGATAGCTGATGCCTTGCAACACCAAACCTACACACTGCGCTCCGTGCGGAGACTGCCCGCCACCGCCTGAGCCGCTTCTCCCCCGATGCGACGTGCTGCTTGATGATGGCGTTTTCACTAACGCAACCGTTGTAGTCGAGCAAGGGTGTATCACCTCTGTCCAAGAGGGAGAGCCGTTCGTCTACCAACCCACAGCCTGTTGCGGTGGAGGTGGGAGTGGAGGAGGCACGGGTCCGCGCGGGCCTCAAGGCGATCCCGGCCCAGCGGGCCAAGCTGCTACGATCGCTGTGAGCGCGACCAACACCATCGCTCCGGGGCTGCCTGCGTCTGTTGTGAACGTAGGCACTCCAAACGCAGCGAGTCTTGTGTTCAATATCCCGCGCGGTGCTGATGGCGCGGCAGGTGGCGGCGGAGGCAGTGGCCTTACGTTCAGCGGAGGAAACTGGAGCTTCGTCAACGGGTCTGTGGCTGCGATTCCGCCAGTCTGGCCCCCAGTCGTCATGTTCAACGGTACTACAGATCATCCGTCCGTGCTTTTCACAGGCACAATCGACAATTCGGGCACTCTCAACGCGAATCTTGTAGGGTTGCAGATGGTTGTTACATCGCTGACAAACCTTATGGACTCAAAAGACTCGGCAGTTACAAGCTCTCTGCAGAGTCAGATCGACACTCTTCAAGCCGCGTTGACTGCTTTGGATGCGCGGGTGACTGCATGCGCATGCCCTTAACAGAGGAGCTTCTGTGGCTGGATTTGCGATTAACTCCTTCGCTGGGTCGATTCCTCGCCTAGAGCATCATCTTCTTCCGCGAGGCGCTGCTGCCAAAGCAGTTGATTGCAGGCTCGATAGCGGAGCGTTGGCTTCGTGGTTCGAGCCTGCAGTGCTTCAGACGCTTACAACTGGTAATGAAGGGGCTGAGGTCTTGTTGCGCAGGCCTGACTGCACGGGCTGGCAGCAGACGGCTGTGCCTACTGAGGTTCGTCTGCCTGTCGGCGCGTGCACCGTTGATGCCAGCATAGCTGAGTGGAATGTAGCGGAGAACTTCGTTCTTGTGACAGGGCCTGCGCAGTTGCCTATCAGCTTCAAGTGGGATGTGTCTGCAGACGCATGGATCTACTACGGCCCCTTACAACCTCCCCCCGTTGATGCGCCGCCTGATTTTGTCTCGTCCACTTTCAGCACCCACTCAAAGAGTGTAGAAAACAGGCTGTACGCTTATCAGGTTTGCAACCGCTTAGGGCAGTGGAGTTCGCTTTCGCCTGCAGCAGGGGCACTGGCCAACGAGGGGGATACCCTTGTCTTTGCACTACCTTCTACCCTCACCAGCTACGCGCACGGTATCTATAAGGTTCGCTGGTACAGATCAGTTGCGTCTGCCGGATCTTCGATGCCGACCATTGCCAACACGATGCAGAACGCGATGGACACCTTTTGGATTCGCGTAGCAGAGTTCACCGGCCTTGGAAATGGCTTTACGCTCACTGATTCAGGGTTGTTGAACGAGGACCTCTATGAAGGCTTGGAGGAGGATGTAGTGATAGCGCCTCTTGCAGAATTGCAAGGGCTTACAGCGGTCGCATCTATGCGCTGCTTCGCGGGCTATGCAGGTAAGCGCCTCTTCTTCAGCGAGAACAACACCCCCGGAAATTGGCCGCATTATCTTACATTGGACGACAACATCTGCGGTATCGTAGAGAGCAATGGGATGCTGTATGTCGCAACTGACGGCCATCCCTACGTTGTGGCTGCGCTTTCTGATTGCGAAAGCGCGAGTTGTAGGCAAGCAGTCAGACTACCTGAGGCACTGCCGATGGCAGGCTGTGGGCCTCATGCAATAGTGGCGTTGCCGCAGGGTGCAGCCTACGTGTCTCACAAAGGCTTGGTAGGTATCGCAGGCAGCTCTGCCCCTACAATCATCTCTCAAAGTCTCTACTCTGCAGAGCAGTGGCAGCGAATGGCGCCTAAGAGCATGCGCCTCGCAGTGCATGCTGGAAAGCTGTTTTGCTTCGGCCAGTACGGTGCTTTTGTGCTAACTCTCAGCGGCGGCTCTTCCGCAGAGTGGACGTTAGATAACCACACAGAGCTGTCCGATCGCCCGCTGGATGTATTCACAACGCGCACTGGTGAACTGATTCTTCGCACTGCTACTGAACTGCAGCAGTGGAATGCAGGCATCAAGAGGCGTCCGCACCTCTGGGAAAGCCCTGTGCTTGTTGCGCCTGCAGAACTCAATTTCGGTGCAGGCCACGTCAACTTGCGGGGCGGTGCGGAACAGATCTCCGTGCGCTTCGACGGACGTACTGCGCTGGATAGAGCGGTGCTGACTTCTCGCCAATTCCGCCTCCCGAACTGGGCCGTTGGAACACGTTGGAGCTTCACTTTGGAAGGCACAGCAGAGGTGAATCTGGTATCGTTGGCAACGTCGATGAAGGAGTTGACCGCATGAGACTTGAAACTATCGCTCCTCCGGGGAGTGAAGAAGCCGTAGCCGAGCAAGGTGCAGAGCTGGTGCGTGCAGGCAAGGCGCTTGGGCTGGACCTTGAGTATCAAGGCTTCCTGATGGCATGGATCGGCACAGGAGTGCGTGTCTTCGTTGCGCGCGGAGAGGATAAAGCGATTGAAGGAATGCTCCTGCTTGCCATCGGTGAACGATGGGTCAGCAATGACTTCTCATCTTCTGTACTTGCGCTGGCAGGAGAACATCAGGAAGAGCTTCTCGGTTTTGCTATCAATGTTGCGAAAGCGATCGGAGCAACCAAACTGTACTATGAGTTGCCCGGCGCCAAGGAAAATGAGCAAGGCGTTACCGACCACATTATGCGTGAATTGAGGCTGCAATAATGGGTTGCGTTTCCGACTTGGCGTATATTGCTGCTGCTAAAGAGCAGAGTATTTCAATATGGACGCATGCCGGTATTGATATAGCCATCCAGCAAGTCATGGCTAGATACCAGCGCGAGGCCAACCGCTCTATAACAGGGATGCAGGAAGAGATTGCAGACCGTCAGATAAAGCTGGCAGAAGCAATTCAAGCCCATGCAGAGCTTTTTTGGCCGAAAGAGTCTGCGCTTGTGGTCGAGGCTTTTAATACACCAGTGATGCAGCCTGACTACTCTCTTGCTTCGGTGTTCTCAAATCAGACAGTCGGCCCGTTCCAAGCAGCTATCAGCACGCTAGTAGCTCGACCTTTATATGCTTCTGCTGAAACAACTGAAGAAAGCATCGAGCTGACAAACCGCCAAAGTCGCTTTCGCTCTCTTGTGGGGGCAGACATAGCGGCAGCCGGTTTCCGCACTGCCGAAGCGCGTGCCACTGAACTGAATGATCGTAGATACGAGCGCCAGTATAAGGTTATCGGCGTAGGCAAAGGAATGTTGTCGGAAGTGTACGGCTTTCAACGGTCTGCACTCGTCGCTGGCAGTGCTGCTGGTGCGATGCGAGGTGCTGCGATCAATGCTGCGCTAGATGCTTTGAGCTTTGGCTACGGCAAGCTCAGTGCAAAGATGTGGGGCTATGGCTCCGCCATCCGTAGCAACTGGGAGAGTCGTGTTCCTGCACCGACCACCAACGATAGAGGGTTTGACTGATGCCTCTAGCATGTCTTAAATGTATGGGAGATGTGGGCTACACGGCTGGCGAAGGTATTCGCACTGGAGCCGTTCTTGCGACGGCTACTTTGCGGACTATCAGCGCCGGCGCTATCGCTCTCCAGAACTACAACGAGATAGTCGCGTCCTACACGAAGCTGCACGCGATTGCGCAGCGCAGCTTGGCTCTTGCCGAGCGCCAGCAAGGTCGGCTTTCGTCAGTGTTCTGGACACGTGAAACCCAGATTCTAAGCGAGTTCGGCGACGAAGACACGACTTTAGAGACTGCAGAAGTGCTCGGTTCTCGCTACGCTGGGCGGCTTCTCGCAGCGGTCACAACAGCCTTTGCAAAACAGTTGCACACTCTTAAGTGCAACGCTTCTCGCTACTGCTCAAGCATGTTCAACAAAGCTCGGCAAGATCTGCTTCTTGCGCGGGCAGCGGCGCAGGCTAATGCGAAGATCTTGGGGCGTAACATCGGCTACGCGGAGTATCAGGCACGCACCGATACAAATTGGAATCGACGCATGCAGGTTGCGGCTCTAGGCCGAGGGTTGCTAAACGAAGCAGCCAAGCTAACCGCTTCAGCAGGTGAAGGGCTGGGGGCTGTTGCACAGCATCAAGCAGGAGCTTTCAACAAATCGTTCACTGATTTTCAGACTCAATTCCGCTCTGCGCTCGATGCTTTCAGTGACCACACTGCTGCCAAAGGGGGTTTTGACCGCGTGCCCGGCCCTCTTTCGATGAACAATCCTACCAAAGGGTTTAAAAGCAAAGCATCGCTTGCTGAAGGGCCTGCTGCTACATACGGTGTGCTTGCTTCTGACGGCAGGGCGGCTCAAGCAGGTGCGGCTCCTTGGATGTTTGAAGGAGATACTCTCATGGGGCAGCTCCGTAGCTACGGCACTGGAATGTCTGCTTTTGACAAGGCCGGCTCTTTCGTGTCACAGCCCGAGAAGTATTCTCGTACCATGCCTGAATTGTTCAAGAACCATCAGAACGAGAACCAGATGAACAATGCGCGCGTCGGCAACCTGAGCCTTGCGCGGACTGGCACAGTCATGTTCCCTGTGGCAGGCTTTTCCGCCGCAACAGTCACTGTGCCAATGCATGCTTTCGGTCTCGACTTCACAGACAACCTGAGCCCGCGCCCAGCCACCGGTGGCGGGTCAGGCATACTTGTCCAGCCATACAGCATCCCGATGGGGATGCCATAACCTCTGAGCACAAAACACCATGCCCTTCAATTTTGAGCTTCCCTCTTTTTCGCAAGGCTTCATGCGCGCCAAGCAGGACGCCTATGAATCAAAAATCCGCGACATGGCTTTGCGCAGAGATCAAGCGTTGGAGCAGGATGCACTCTGGAGGCAAGAGGCTGCAGCATACCTCGCGCCGATCGACCAGCACAGGACGGAAGCAGTCTCCGGAGGTATGTCAACGGCGGATTACTTCACTGCGCAGATGAACGCCTTGCGCAACGATGAAGGCTTCAAACGTAAGTCACCTGACGTGCAACGCTACATCCTCCAGATGATGACCGACTCTGCCACTGTGGAAGCGAATCGGGCTGCCCAGAACAAGGACTGGACCACGGCGAATGCTGTCCTGCAAGCTGTTGGGCAGCAGCCACGTGTCACGCAGCGCCAGATGACTCTGGATAAAGGAGATCCGTGGGAGATCATTCGCCAGCTCAATCAAGAAGGCCACCCAGTCACACTCAGCGAAGACAACAAGTTTGTCATCGACCCTTCGGGGAACAAGGTTCCTGTCGCTTTGTTTGTAGCGGAGATGCGCAAAACAGGCACACCTGTCTCCGGGTATGCTGTAGCACAGCAGTGGGGGCTTGATGCTGCTGACCGCGAGCTGCAGCAGCGCCTGCTCAAAATGCAGCTCGATGCGTATGAAAAGGCTTTGAGAGGCGCTGAGTACGTGCCGGCATCTGATGCCGGACTGCAAACTGTCGTGCGTCGCCCTGAGGATCCTCAACCCGGTGTGCAGAGTGTTGGAGAGAGCGAGCAGCCTAGCTACCTTGCACGACTGCTTCAGAACTCTGGGCTAGGTCACATGCTTGCACAGCAGGCCTCAGCGTTCGACACTTACGCTGCTTCAAGCCCTCAACTCCCGCACATTACTATAGCCACTACGCCTCCAAGTCAGCCCCCAAGCGCTGCCATGCAGAGCGTCTTGCAGGCGCAGCAGGCGGCACTGCAAGGACCGCCAGCACCGACCGCACGTGAACTGGAATTAGCACGGATCGCAGGTATCGAAGACATTGCGGAGCTGCAGCGGTTGGCGCGGGCGCAAGTCCCTGTCATGCAGGAGATCCGCGCACGCGTATTCAACGGGCTTGGCGCTGGTCCCGGCCTCGGGTCGGTGGGTAAGCCAACCCCTATGGAGCAACGCCTTCTGGAAGATCGACGTGCGCTTGATGCACGCTTCGCGGAACTCATGCAGCCTGTTATCCAGAGGAAGGAAGGAGAGCTTCGCTTGGCAGAACAGGACGCGAAAGATCTGCAAAAGCGGATGAGCGACGAGGAGCTACTTCGCACGCTCTCCACTGAGCAGCTGCAAGAGCTTTACTCTCAGATGCAGCGCTCTCCGCAGGCTATCATGCAGCTTACTAGACAGCTCCAAGACTTGCGCTCCAAGAGGCTTCGCTAATGGCTAACCAAGAATTGCGAGCCAAACTGCTCGCTGCAAGAAACGATCCCCATGCGCAGCAATTCCTCGACTTCATTGCGCACAGCGAAGGTGTGAAGCACGGCTATAACACGCTGTTCGGCAACAAGCAGTTTGATTCTCTCGACGATCATCCGCGAATCCGCCAGACGTACACCTACAAAGGAAAGAGGCACACGTCATCTGCAGCAGGGCGGTATCAATTCATGCCTGTTACGTGGGATGAAATTGTAAGCAAACTTGGCTCTCAGAACTTCTCTGCGGAAGAACAAGACCTAGGCGCACTGTACCTCCTGCATAAGAAAGGTGCGCTTGACGATGTGCTTGCAGGCAATCCTCAGGCTGCCATCCAGAAGCTAGGATCTACATGGGCGAGTCTATCGAGCAGCAAGTACGATCAGCCTAAGAGGACTGCAGAAAGCGAGCAGGCTTGGTTTGACAAGAATCCTGTAGCCAAAGCGGAAGGAGTGGCGGAGTTTGTAGCAAGCCTGCTGCCTAAACCCCTAGACTCTGTAGCAGGAGGTATCGGAGCAGCCGTTGAAGCGGTTCGTGCTGTAAGAGCGAACCCGGAACGAAGCCTTTTCGAGGAGTCTGAGGCGCTACGAGCTGCGCGAGACACGACGGTGCTCAACTCTCGGCAGCTTCCGCAAGAAGCAGAAGCAGTGATCGAGGAAGAGCTTGCGAATGCCGCGCGCCTTGAAATGCAGATGCGTCAGAACGAGTTGCGGCTTCAGGAAGAGTCTCTACGTGCTAGGGAGCAGCAAGAAGCTCCTTCCATTTGGCAGAAGCTCAAGGACTCGCTGGGCGACGCACGCGCTCGTGAGCGCATCGAGATCGAGGACTCCCCTGCGTGGGAGCAGCAGCTAATGAGCAGTGCTCTTGATGCAGATGCAGAAGCCATCTCTCATAACGCTGTGAGCCGCTTCCTCGGAGAGCCTGAAGCTACTAGAATTAAGCTTCCGAAAGGTATTGAAGAAGCCATCGAACAAGCGTTGAGGAGTGTGTGACGTGCCGAAAGATCCTCTTGGTGCGGTATCTGTTTCCGAGTTGAATGCAGGTGATTTTCAAGAGGCTATCCCTTCGATAGTCGGTTATCAGTCCAGCGCAAGGCGAGGTTCTTCTGGAACAGCGTCTTCATTGACGGCGGTGTCTGCGCTTCTTCGTGCGCGCCGGGAGGCAGAGCGTGCGCAGCGCCTCGCTGAAGCTCAGCGTCAGCGCGACCTGCTGGCGCTTGCGCGCGAGCAGCGTGCTGAGGCGCGCGAGCAGCGTGCTGAGGCGCGCCGCCAGCAGTTACAGCAAGAGCGAGCAGCGAAGAAGGCGCAAGAGGCTGCTCAGCAGCAGATCTTGCCGGCTCCTCCTAAGTTCGTGGCAGGGGAAGGCTTCGATGCCCTCCCGTACAGCGAACAAAGTCGGCTGTACGAAGAGTGGTTAGACAGTACCGTGAACGCTCTTGCTGCAGCCAATCCTAAAGCCAAGCAGTCAGAGCTGTACGCGCTCCGCAGCAAGCTCGTTGAAGCCAGCCCTCCTCCTATCCAGCCGGCACGCTCCAGCCTAGACTTCGTTGCGGACACTGCTGGAGGCTTCGTAAGCGGTGCTACGCAGATGATCCGCTCCACGCTCGGTCTCGGGCTTGACGCAGACAACGCTGTCATGGAAGGCCTGCAGTCGATCGCAGATGCTACACAGCCGTCTTCACCTGTCGAGAAAGATCGGAGGAAACAGATCGCCTTCGAGATGCAGAAATTGCAGGAAGCCTACGACAAGAAGGACGTAAGTGCGTGGAGGCGTTTCTTTGAGGAAGCAGGTATCCAAGTCAGGAACCTCTCTGCCGGCAGCGTCATGGAGTTGGCGGGCAACGTGATTCCGAGCATCGCTGTTGGAGGCGGCGCAGGCTTGCTTGCTCGCGGAGCTGCTCTCCGTTCAGGCGCTTTGGCCGGGCAGATTGCTGCAGGTGGGGCGGAAGCAGCAAATGCTATCCGTACCGCAGGGGTAGTCGGCCAACGCGCTGCACAAGCAACCGGCGCTGCGCTTGAAGGAGCTTCTACTGGTGGAGAAGCAGGCCTCAACACCTTCGCATCGGTAATGGCACTTGACCCGAAGGTTCTGGCCGAGACGGACGAGTGGAAGAAGCTGGCATTGCAGTTGGAGACAGACGATCCTGCTGTGATCCAGAAAGCCCTTGCGCAGGCGGCTGCAACGGATGCTCGCTGGCTGGGTGGAACTCTCGGGGCTTTGCTTGGTGGCCTCGCTGGTGTTGAAGCGATGACCGGGAGAGCGGTACGCAACACTTCTGCGCGGCGCGCTGCCGCTGCTGGACTTCCTGCTACCGCTTCTGCTGCGCCGAGCAGCCTTGCGCGCGGTGCAAGGACGCTTGCTGACATCGGTGTGGAGGGTGTGACTGAAGTGGTGCCTACTGCCGTCACGAACCGCGAAGTTCTGCAAGCGCAAGGCGAAGACCCGAGCATACTGGACGAGCGGCTCTACGTTGGGGCAGGTGGAGACTTTGCGCTTGGCGCGCTTGGAGGCCTAACGGCGAAAGGTGCACTCACGGCAGGCGAGCACTTGCTAGGCCGAGGAGGCTCCTTGGAGTTCACTGGCCCGGCTGCACTTCCCGGTCTGGGCGCTGCGCAGCCTACTACACTTCCAACCACTGCACCGGTTGGTACTACACGCCTGATTGGCGCTTCAACCGTGGTAATGACGCCATCCGGCCTCTGGGAATATGCAAGCGGCTCTCCTCAGTCGCCTGCTGCCGACTTGCTTCTCCGCATTTGGAACTCTCAAACGCCTGCTGCGCCTGCTGCACCTGCTGCACCTGCACCTGCACCTGCACCTGCACCTGCACCTGCACCTGCACCTGCACCTGCTGCACCTGCACCTGCACCTGCCCCAGCCCCTGCACCAGCACCTGCACCTCCAGCACCAACACCTGCACCCACGCCTGAC